ACAAGCGTGCAGCAGCGGAACGCACAGCCACGTTGAAGTGGTTGCACAGTGGGTTGTGGTTGAAGATCATGCGTATTCTCCTGTTAGGCATGAAAAAGCCCGCTCGAAGGCGGGCTGTGGTTGATTGGTCGTGGTGTGGTTGCGGGTTAGAGGAACGGCGCGAGACGCTTCAGCGCTTCGCGCAATTCGCCCTCGGCTTCCGCGAACGCTTCGAGGTGGTAGTCGACATGCTTTTCGTCGTGGTAACGCAGCGCCCAAAGCGCATGGCCCAAGTCGCTTGCCGCGTGGTTGGCATCGGCCAATGCTCTCGCGTATTCGTGCGAGAACGTATGGCTCTTACGGTTGAATGCGGTTTCCATGTTGTTCAGTCCTTTCGTGGGTTAGAGCGTGATGCCTTCGTTCTGGTCCGTATCCCAAGACCAGAGGCTGATCTGGCTGGCGCTCCATGGGTCGCGAGCGGCAAGCCATTCGATCAGCTCAGTGCCTTCGAGAGCGGGCATGTCGAGGCCTTTGCGCCCGGCGAAGATCATCACCTGTTCGTGGATGATTTTGTCGCGGTAGGTCTCGGTTCGAGCGAGCGTGGTGTAGCCCATGATCTGGCCGTCTTCGGTCCATGGTCCGACTGTGATCGTGTGAATTTCCATGGTTGTTTCTCCTGTGGATCGTGAAGCGTGATTGCTTCGTGATGGGGACCGTCTTGGCGATCCCCACCCCGCTGCAATCAGTCCCCTTCGGGCAGCCAGTCGGATGCGTCTTGGGACCATGCGTCTTGGGCTTCGCGAGCGTTGTCGTCTGCGCGGTAGTCGTCTTCGAATGATTGATCGAACATGCGTTGGCGCTCCTTATGCGAAGATGTCGAGGGACATCAGGTCTTCGAGCATGCGATCCGCGTTCGCTTGAACGATGGTCGCGACTTGCTGGCGGTAGTCAGGCTTCGCCTTGGGCTTGGGCGCAGGCTTCGCCTTTGCGCGACCCGATGGCTTGTCCGTCATCGCGGCGGCCTTGGCCGGTACTGCCTTGGTCTTGGTCGAAGGCTTCGCCTTCGCGTTGGCAGCGTTGGGCGCGACAATGGCCGCGCGGACGGCCGCGAGTGTCAGCCCTGCTGGCTTGGCTCCGTAGCGAAGCTCATACGCGAGGACCGCGCGAGGAAGTCGGAGTTGTCGGTCGTCGGAAGACTGGACGGCCTGAAGGTGCTTCAGGATCGCAGGTGCCTGCGCGGGATCGCTCGCGAGGATGGCGCGGAACTGCTTTGCGGTTTCGTTCGAGTACATGATTTTCTCCAGTATTATCATACGTTTACGATCTTATGAAGAATTCCCGATAAAGTTGAATAAGGGAATTCGACCAGCCAGAAAATCCGGTTGGCAGCTAATTGTTCCCTTCGGGGGAAACACCACCCCCAGCAAAATCAATGGGTTAGCGCCGCGAGATCAAGAACGGTGGGGTTAGGGGGGGCCGGGGGCATGCCCCGGCCCGACGCGACGCGAAGCAGTAACCGGTGTCTCGAAAATTTTTTGCGCAAAATCTCTAAGTTGTGTTAAAAAAGCGTACACCAAAGAGGAATTACCATGTTTGAGTGGGCACCACCTAAGCCGCCACCCAAGCCAAAGCCTGCCTACAACCCGTATCGTGTGCTAAACCGGCGCCCATGGGCCACAGCCCACCCCAGCAAGCACAAGCTGCACCCAAACCACTGGGAATTAGATGGAATTCCGAAGGGCTTTTGGCCCACCAGCATCAAGGTGGGGTCGCCACACCTCCCTACGGGCCGTAAACCCAGCCGCAGGCGGGACTGTATCTGGTGTAAGAAGCGGTTTTACACCGAATTACCCCAATCCAACCCGCAAAGCCGCTTCTGCTGCTACCATTGCTACCGTCACTTCAAGAATTTCGCTGAACGCTGGCGCAGAACCGTCTGGTTGCGCGATCTGGCCACCCAGCGCGCCATCGAAGTGGCCGCATGGAAGCAAAGGGTCCGTGAATACAAGGCTCGCCGCATCCGGCAGGTCGAACAGATCGCAGCAAGCACCAGCATTCCGCTTCAGTGGCTCCAACAGATCGAACGAAAGGGCTTTGCAGCCGTGACAAAAGAACTTTTAGACATGGCGGAGAAGGCTCGGCTCACCACCGAGACCCGCTATCACGTCGAACACACCATCGCGACCGAACTGCCCCGCCTCATCAAGCTCGCCGCAGCCAGTCTCGACAAAGCCAACAACCCGGACGTCGAGCCACTCAGCTCCGCCCAAGTCAGCTTGCTCCGCACCTTGCTCGACAAGGTCGTGCCCAACGCCAGCTCCGCCACGATGACCAACAACGCGGCTCTGCTCGAAATCGACGTCGACACGATGGACGCCGCCCAGCTTGAAGAGCTGGCAAGACAAACCAGCATGCCAGTAATCGAGAACGACGATGACAGTTAAGAAGCGCGAATTTGTCGACAGCAAACTGACCCTCGACCAGTTCAGCAGGGCCATGTCGCAACTCGACCTCGACAACATCCCCGACCACAACAAGGCCAAAGCCATCCGTGAGCACCTCACGAAGATCATGGCCGAGACAATCCTCGACGAGAACAAGCGCGCCGACCTCCAAGTCGCCGCCTTCAAGATCAGGAACAATCTGAAATGAAGCTAACCCCGAAGCAGCAAGCGGCCCTCGCTCGTCTCCAAAAGCTCAAGGCCGCTCAGTCCAGCTTCGAAGGTTTCGTCCGCCTCATGCAGCCCGACTGGCAGATCCCGCAGTTCCATCTCGACCTGATCGACACCCTAGACAAGTTCGGCAAGGACCAGTTCAAGACGCGCAACCTGCTCGTCACCATGCCCCCACGTCACTCCAAAAGCACGTACTGCACCCAGCTCTTCCCCGCGTGGTTTATGCTCCGCGACCCCAGCCGCTACATCATGTCCAGCTCGTTCAACACGGAACTGGCCAAAGGCTTCGGACGCGGCGTCCGCGAAATCTTCGCACACCCGCAATCCCAGTCCGCCTTCCCCAAGGCTCGCCTCGCCAAGCACACCCGCAGCGCCACAGAATGGGCCACCGACGAGGGCGGCAAGTATTTCGGTGTTGGCCTCAACGGAACCACCACCGGTCGCCCCGCCAACCTCCTGATCGTCGACGATCCGATCAAGTCCCGCGAGGGTGCCGAGAGCATGACCCAGCGCAACCAGACGTGGGACTTCTACATCTCCGGTCTCAGCACCCGTCTTCAGCCAGAAGAAGACAGCACCCCACCCCGACAGATCGTTGTCCTGACCCGCTGGCATCCTGATGACGTGGCCGGTCGCCTGATGAACAGTTACGACTGGCAAGACGGCTTGTGGCATCACATTGACATGCCCGCGCTCCGCAAAGAGAAAGTCACCAAGCTGCGCTGGCAGCTGCCGATGGAGCATCCCGCGCGCAAGACAAAGCGTCAGTGCGACCCCGAAGACACCACTGCCGAAGTCGAGCAAGAGGTAGCCCTCTGGCCCGAGCGTTTCGACGTGCCGACCCTCAAACGCTTTGAGCGTCAGAACCCCCGCGACTTCGCCAGCCTTTACCAGCAGCAGCCCTACGTGAAGGGTGGCAACTTGATCCGCACTGATTGGTGGCAAACATTCGATTTGCAGTCCGTGCCTCAAGAATGGTCAAGCATCATCATCGGCGTCGACACTGCCTACACAAAGACCAGCCGAAGCGATTACTCGGTTGCTGTCATCGCCGGTCTGACCGCCAACGGCGACATGTACATTCTCGACGTGGTCCGCATGCGTGCCGAGATGCCCGACTTCAAGCGCCGTCTGATCTCCCTCAACTCCGTCTGGCGTGGCCGTGGTCTGCGGGGCATCTACATCGAGGCTGGTGCCGCCGCATCCGGGGCCACCCTCCTTCAAGAGTTGCGTCGCGAGAGCGCGATGAACGCCATCGCCTACAAGAACGGCAGAGCTGACAAGATCACCCGAGCCAGCTCCATCGCACCCTTCATTGAAGGTGGACGCGTTTTCATTCCGCAATCAGCCCCATGGCTCGACGACTTCATCGAGGAATGCACCCAGTTCCCAGATGGCAAGCATGACGACCAAGTCGATGCCATGGTCATCGCCATTGACCAGCTCAGCCGCCAGTACGTCAGCCCCTTCGAGGACATCGACTACGACTACCCCAGCATCCGAGACATGGCCGAGACAAGCGGTGAAAGCCTGACCAAAAAGATCGCCAAGAAGGACGCCAACCTTAACAGCATCGCCGATACTCCTGAGTGGACCGGTTGGGGGCAATCCCGTCTTCCGCCACGTTAAGGAGCAGCCCCATGGCAGACGTAATCAAGTTTCCGACGCTCAACACGAGCGCCGACAACGAAGAGCAGATCTTCGCCGATCTAATGTCTGGCCAACTTCCCAAGCTTGGCGAGGACTGTCGCTTTACGCTGCCAGACGGCCCTGTCACGGGCACGTTGACGGCTCTTATCGCGCAGGACGGCATGCCCACAGACCACTTCAGCGAGGCCCATCTGATGATCGTGGCCTTCCCCGACGACGAAGGCTTTACGGTGGTCCCTCTTGGCCCCCGCGCACACACCTTCAGCCTTAGCCTGCCGATGTAACAACCGGGACGACAGCGTCCCCGCAAACGAAGATAACCAGTCCCATGGTAGTAGCACTCCCCAATTACCGCTCCAGTGCGGGTGTCCAACTCACTGAGAGCCGCTTGATCGCGGATCTTAGTGAACACGCGAATGCCTTGCTCAATCAGCAAGACATCAGCGACCTCCTGACCGACGAGCAAGAGCGCAAGATCGCTGAGTACGTCAAGGCTTGTGCCGAGATGTCGTACCACCAGATCTCCAAGCGATACGGCAGTTGGCTAGAAGCCGACCGCGCGCACGATGTGTATGTCCCGCCGGACACCACTGAGTTCCGCGAGAAGGCCGTTATCCCAGATACACGCGCCATCGCCGACACGGTCCTGACCTACATGATGGCCGCCACCACGGGCCGGAACCCAATGTTCCAGTTGGAGGGCATGAACCGCGACAGTCGCAACGCTTCGTTGATCCTCGAACGGGTGATCCACCAGCACATGCGACGTGGCGCTGGCGAGGCCAACATCGCCCAGATTTATTTGGACGGCATCCGCTACGGCTTTGCGCCCACGAAGATCGTCTTCGACCCGCGCAGCAACAGCAACAAGATCGTCAACTTCGATCCTCGCCGTGTTTTCCCAGACCCTCGCGTCAACTGGGGCGACTGGGAGAACATGCAATTCATTGTGGCGACCGACTACGTCTCCACCAACGCGCTGATGTCCACTGGCCTCTACCCAAAGCTGGCCAAGTACCCTGCCCTTCAAGCGCGAGACAGCGTGCCTCGTCAGGGCAACTTGCACCACCACAGCCAGAAGGACTTCACCAAGGGTCTGAGCGTCAATCCGAACACTCAAACGAACCACGGCGGCCACACCAACGACTTCTTGCTTGGCCCCGCACGCGTAGTTGACGAGTGCTGGATGCGCTTGCAAGGCTGGGAGATTGGTATTCCGCAGTTGGGCCAAGTCTACCTTGTGGCCACCATTCTCGACGAGGGCGTGGTCATCCGGTTCCAGCTGAACCCATATGGCCAGCAGTACCCGTGGGTCATCGGCGGTTTGTACCACGACGTGCATAAGCACTACGGGCAGAGCCTTTACGATCTTCTTATGCCGATGCACGACATCAGCACCTACCTGCTGCGCAGCCGGATCGACAACGTCTCCGCCGCGCTGAACAACCTGATCTTCGCCGACCCGACCAAGGTGATGATCCCCGACCTTATCGACCGCAATCCATGGGGCATCGTCCGCACGTTGCCCGGCAACAATCCGGGGGACGGGATATTCATCGCGCAGGTGCCAGACGTAACAAGAAGCCACATGGGCGACATCAGCAACCTCAGCGATCTAAAGCAGCGCGTCAGCGCCGCCTCCGATGCTCAACAAGGCGTGCCTACGCCAGACGTTCGTACCGCGACGGAAATCCAGAGGCTCACCCAGCTTGGGAGCCAAAGGCTCGGCGTCCTAGCGCGCTTGTCCAGCGCAACGACGATCCGTCCGATGGTCCGCATGATGGTGGCCAACATCCAAGACAGTCTTGATGCCAAGGGCGCGATCCGCATGGACCCGGCGTCCACGCCGCAGCAGCTCGCGAGCATGACCCAAGACGGCTACTTGGACTTCGACAGCCAGATGATTTCCGGCGACATCGACTATCTGGTCATCGACGGCACGTTGCCGCTCGAACCTACGCGCAACGCGGAGACGTGGATGTCGATGATTGGTGTGATGAACCAGACGGGTCTGAACATGGAATACGACGTTGGCCAGATCGCCGAGGAAGCCATCCGTTCTATGGGCATCAGCAACCTCGACCGGTTCCGCATCAGCGAGGAGGCCCGTCAGCAAGGCATGTCTCCGAGCCAGCAGATGGCCATGGCCCAAGCCGACCGTGGTGCCACGGGCAAGACGATGCCCAACGAAGACGTCCAGCGCCAAGTTGAGCGCGGCAACTTAGTTCCAATCAGTGAGGCCCGTCGATGAGTTCTCCCAGCACCCCTTTCGAGGCGTTCATGAAGACGCTGGACGTGCCTGTCCGCGAGGCCATTGGCCACCTGATGGCCGAGCACCAGCGCCAGATCGACCAGCTTCAGGCCAGCCACGCGGCCTTCCAGTCTGAGACGACAGCCAAGCTCAACGCCCAAGGCGCTGATGTCGCTGCGGTCAAGCAGGAGATCTCGCAAGCCCTCGACATTGACCCCCGTCATCTTAGCCGTGCGCAGCTCGCTCGCCTCGCACGCAAGCTCAACCTCTAGCCCGAAGGGACAGAACGATGCCGACAGTAAACGGAAAAAAGTACGCCTACACCAAGACCGGCATGGCCGCCGCGAAGAAGGCTGCCAAGAAGTCGGGCAAGAAGGTCAGCTACGCTAAGGGCAAGAAGTAGTCATGCCCAGCAAAGCCGTCCCCAACAGCCCCAGCAAGTGGTCGCAAGCCAAGGCCGCTGCCAAAGCCAAGTACAAGGTATATCCGAGCGCGTACGCCAACGGTTACGCCGCCAAGAAGTACAAGGAAATGGGCGGCACTTGGAAGACCAAGACGGCTGCCAAGAAGGGCAAGAAGTAGTGGCTTACAGCGGCGGATTGAAGAAATGGTTCAAGGAAGATTGGCGCGATGTAAAGACCGGCAAGCCTTGCGGGCGGAAGAAGGGCGAGAAGCGAAAAAGCTACCCTGCATGTCGCCCGAAGGCTGTCGCTGCAAAGATGTCCAGCTCCGAAAAGAAGAGCAACGCCGCCAAGAAAACCAGCAGCAAACGGATCAGTTGGTCCACCACCGCCACCGGCAAGAAAAGGAAGAAGTAGATGCACAAAGGTAAGAAGCCCAGCGGCGCTGACAAGTTCAAGCCTGTGATGGCCAAAGGCGCGAAAGCGCCTAAGCCTCGCAAGTCAGCAAGCCCAAAGAAGAAGTAGCATGGCCAAACCCGCAAAAGGCAAAGCCAAGGTCAAGATCACGGCCAGCGGCAAGAAGGTCAGCTATGGCCAAGCGGGCAAGGCCAAAGGCGGCGGCGCCCGCGTCAAGCCGGGGACCAGCAAAGGTGACAGCTACTGCGCCAGAAGCGCAGGGCAAGCCAAGAAGCACCCCCAGGCCGCCCGAGACCCCAACTCGCCACTTCGCCTCAGCCGCAAGCGCTGGAAGTGCAGTGGCACAAAGAGCAGAAAGTAGACACCACCATGGCAATTTTCCCGCACGATGCTGGCACGTACAACTCGTACACCAGCGGCACCATCCGCCCGAAGGTCAACGACCGCACGCCGGTCGGCGTTTTCCAAGCTGACGTAGAGGCAGGAGCAACGCTCACGTTGCAGGCCCGAGCCGACAGCTCGGCTCCCTTCATAGACCTTGAAGCCTTCACAGCCGACGCGATTAAGGAGGTCTCCTTGGCCCCCGAAATGCGCGTGGTCGTCACTGGCGGCATCGCTAAAGGCTAC